CCCTAACCTCACGCTTCGGCGCCCGCTAGGGCGCCGCCGGCGTCAGATCACGTTCATGTCGAGCACCGTGACGGTGCCGTAGAAGTCGCTGCGGACCATCTTCTTGCCGTAGCGCGTCATCACGCCCTTCCTCGGCGTGAAGTCCTCCGGTGCGAAGAGGGTCGGGGTCACGATCAGCGGGACGTACGGGCTGTACACGTACCCGGTCTCGAGGTAGCTGCCGCCCTTGTAGCCGACGAGGATCTTGTTCCGCACGAAGTACGGATCCTTGTAGACCGTGAAGCGATTGCTCAGGGTACCGATCGCCTCCGCACCGATGGTGAAGGGCGAACCGACCTGCCCCTCGCCGTCGATCGAGTACTTCGGCTTGTAGAGGACGGAGCTCTCCAGGATCGTCGCGACGTCGGGCCCGGTGACCATGAAGTTGGCCGACCCGCGGAGCGTCTTGCGGTGGATCGTGTTGGCAACGTCGATGATCGTCTCGATCAGCGTCTCGTACCACTCGCGGACGGTGCCGGTGAACTGCGGTCCGATGCTCAGGCTGTTGGCCAGGTTGATCGGAGCGCCCGTCAGCTTGTTGACGAACTTGCCCGGAGCGCGGCTCCAGAACATGTTCGCGCCGTTGGCCTCGGTCACCAGATCGTTCAGGATCTCCCTGTCGATCTCCAGGGCGACCTGCTCGGACAGGATGCTCGTCAGCTCGACCTCGGCGTCCATCGAGTGGTACGCGTTGAGGTCCTGGGCGAGCTCGGGCGACCAGCGTGCCCGGAGCTTGCGGGTCACCGCCGTGATCGAGATGGACTCGATCTTGATGTCGATCTCCGGGATCGCCGGCGAGGGCGTCGCACCGAAGTCGGACTCGAACGACGGGATCGTCAGCACCGCGCCGGTGCTGTCGCCGGCGACCAGGGCGTCGGAGATCGCCATCGACACCTTCTGGACAGCGGTGTTCACCGTCGGGACGTTGCCCGCGTTCGTCAGCGCGAGGACGAACTGGACCTGCGTACCGTTGAGGGGAGCGGGCGTGAAGCTGCCCACCGTCACCAGGTTGCCGCCGGCCGTGTACGTGGGCGCCACGAAGTTGCCGCGCTTGTTCAGCCTGCGCAGGTTGAGGACGCCCTTGCCCGACTGGTAGCCCTGGCCCCACTCCACGGCGCTGTTCGCCGCCTGAACGCCGTAGAGGTTGATCTGCTCCACCGCGAGGAAGTCGCCCTGGGGGATGCCGGCCTGGATGGCCGCCACGTCCAGGTGGAGGAAGCAAACGTCGAGCGCGCCGTTGGTCAGGTCGTTCTCGATCTGCGGATCGAAGCCCAGCAACCGGGCGTTGGTGCCCGAGAAGTCCGTCGACGTCTGCAGCGAGGCGCTGGCGACGAAGCCGCCGTTCGGGCCCGAGAAGGCGCCGATGGCGAGGTTCGAACCAGAGATCGTCTCGTTGTTGGCGTGGACGCGGGTGTACCCCACGTTGACCAGGTCGTACATGCCGCCCGTGGCCAGCGAACCGGACTGGATGCCCTTTCCGGTGGGGCTGTTGTAGATCGACTGCCCGCGCTGGTACGTCTCCGCGGTGGCCGAGTTCGACAGGCCGAAGCCAGCGTTGCCGCCGACGTTCGAGCCGTACGTGTAGTCGAGGTAGAAGATCAGCCCCGAAGGGAGGCTCATCGGCTGGATCGAGACGAGCTCGTTGGCCACGAGGCCCCCGAAGACCCGGCGCACGATCGGGAACGCGATGTTCGAGAACCCCTGGATCTGACCGGACGTCGCGACGTTGCCACCGCCCGTGGACAGCGAGTTCGACTCCCGGAGGACCTGAGCTGCCTGGTTCTCCAGCAGCTGTGACATCATCTCGCGGCGATGGCCGTCGAGCCCGCGGAGCAGCCCGGTGCGGCTCCACTTCTCCACCAAGCGGGCGCGCTCCGCGCCCACGTGCCGCTCCCTGATGCCAGAGGCGAGCTGTTCCATGCTGAAAAACTTCATCGTGTCTCTCCGTGGTTGCTGGTTACGACGACTGCTTCAAGGCATCACCGACCGGTGATGCCGGCGAGGCGTGCCCAGCGTTCGGCTTCGTAGCCCTCGTTGAGGGTGGTCGCCGAAGCGGGCCGGGTCGGCCGCGAGCTCGAGCCGTTGACCCTGCGGCCAGCGCCCTCGTTCACGGACCTCGTGGAGCTCACGAGCGTGGTCGTGAGGCTCTCGTAGACCAACCGGCACTCACGAATCGTCCTTGCCTCGTCGAGCTGCTTGATGACGCTCGCCTTCTGGCGGGCGGTCAGTTGCTCGTTCTGCAGGAGCTTGTTCGTGAAGAGCAGCTTCGCGTTGAACAGATTCGTCTCTGCCAACTTCTTGCGGAGGAGCGTGGTAGCTGGAGCCTCCCTCAGCTGTGAAGCACCGCTATTCGAGCGGGACTCTCGGATCTTCCGATCGGCAACGGCCACATCACGGTTGATCTTCTTGGCACGTTCGACCGACTCGTTGAAGCGTCGGGCAACGGCCCTGTACTCGTTCTTGATCTCGGCCAGGCGCTGGGGATCCTTGCGCGCCTTCGGCTGCGCTGACTCCTGGCGTAGCTGCTGGATGCGCGCCTTCGCCCGCTCCTGCAGCTTCTTCTCGTAGGCGAAGCGCTTCAGGCCCTCGGTCTTGCGCTTGCTCCAGTCGTCGGTCTCGTGGCCGTCCGAGACGGCGTGACCGTACTCGTCTTCCTTGCGGCGGTTGCCGAGCTGGTCGAGCGGGGGCATGTCGCCCTCCTCGAGCTCATCGCCCTCGGCGAGATCGTCGCCGTCGGCCTCGCCGAGGGGCAGGGCCCCGGGCGACGTCGACTTGTCGATGATCTCAGCGTCGGTGGGCTCACCCTCGTCCTTGCCACCGCCGAAGTTGTCGAAGTTGTCAGGGCCGTTGCCCCACGACTGGGGACGCGTCTCGGGGCCCGTGCGCTCCTCGCGGATGCGCTGCGAACGCATGCGGTTGATCTCGGCATGCAGCATCCGCTCGTCGATCTCCACGATCGTGTCGTCGTCGAGGCTGCGTGCCTCGAGCTGCGCCGACTGGTCGTCGCCCTGCTGGTCGTCGGCGCCGAAGTC